GTGGGCTTGGTGGCGTGCCACGGACCTTACGGAAGCGCGCGACCAGGAGACCGGAGAGAGCCATCTCGCGCACGCCGTCTGTTGCATCATGTTCCTCCTTGACGAAGAGGAACACGCAGCCGACTTGACCGATCGACGGTAGACATCTACTGTCGATCTGCCGAAAATCGAAGCGCCCGCGCAAGGCGTTTCGATTCAATGTTCCTTTCGATAGGAGAGAGCCATGTCTGACATCGTGATTGACACCGAAGAGCCCAAGGTTGCGCCCGCGAAGCCTGAGAAGACGGCGAGCGCCAAGATCGAGCCGAAGGCTGCGAAGCCCAAGGCGAAGAAGGAGGCGAAGCCCAAGGCGAAGAAGGCGCCGAAGGCGCCGAAGGAGGCGAAGCCCAAGGCGAAGAAGGAGCCCGCAGAGGGCTCGACGCGCAAGCGCTTCACGATCGATCTTTCTGGCGAGCCCATCGGCGTCAAGATTGATCGAGCGTATGAGAAGAAGCTCGCCGCTCACCAGAAGCGCTACGACTTCGGGACACTGTTCGACGCCATGAATGATCTTCTCAAGGTCGCTTTTGGGCGCCTGGCTGCGCTTGACCGTCATCGGGACAAGCAGGAGGAGTGAGTTCACACGCGGGTCGCAAGATCCAAAAAAGCACGTCAACGCCCAAGACGTTGGCGTGCTGTTGTATGTAGCGGGGAAGGTTCCCCAGGGAGAGAAGCATGTCATCGATCGAGATTCGCTCATTCACTGTTACTGTCTTGACGTCAGGCGCAGAGGTTTCCTTCGTCGGTGTTGTGAAGGGCGTTGAGGAGGCGCGTGCGCTCCTGGCCGAGCTTTCGGGCGCTGCTGCTGGTGTTGCCGCTGAGGCTTCGCCGGTCTCTGCTCCTGCGAAGCCTGCTCCGAAGGCGGCTCCGAAGGCGGCTCCAAAGCCTGCTCCTGAGCCAGAGGAGGCTGAGGATGAGGATGAGGATGAGGACGACGAGGCAGAAGATGAGGATGAGGATGACGCGGCAGAGGAGGCTGCTGAGCCTGAGCCTGCGAAGCCCGCAGCAGGAGCAGTCAAGATCACTGCCGATGACGTCCGTGCGCTCAAGGAGACGAAGAAGCTGCGCGAAGTCCTTGACTACCTGATCAACAAGAAGTCCATCCGCACCAAGAAGGGCCTCATCGCGGCCTGCAACGCTCTCAAGGAGAAGATCCCTGTGCTCAGCCGAATCGAGGATCTTGACTCACGCGTGCCTGGTGCTGTTGAGCTTTTTGATCCGACGATCAAGTGAGTTGCAAGCGCGGGCTCATGGCCCGCGCGCTGCACTCGACGCTTGGCCGAGGTTCGTCCAAAGCCACGCAAGCCTGGTACAGGGAGGCGTCGAGTGCAGCGCGGAGGCCATGATCTGATGAGGCAGCTCCCACTGTACCCGGTCACACCACGCGGAGCCTTGATGGAGGTTCGCGCGGAGCCGCGCGATGCCGGATGCACGCGTTGCCCTCTACATGAGAAGACACGCACCGTTTGCATGTCCGCAGAGGGCGCGCCTGGTGGCCTTCTTGTGGTCGGCGAGACACCGAGCAAGATCGAAGACCAACTCGGACGCCCGATGAGCGACGGTGTTGGCAAGTTTCTTCGCAGCTTGATCGCAAGATGGTGGCAAGGTCCAATCGCTCTCGACAACGCAGTTCGTTGCCCTGCTGGGCGAGAGATTGAGGATGCGTCGATTGAGCAGTGCCGTCCGTTTGGGCGCATGGTTTTCAACCAAACGAGACCGAAGCGTATCCTTGCGATCGGTAACGCTGGCGTCACTGCTGTGCTCGGGAGACGCCCACCGCTCACGAGCGCGCGGCGCGGCTACTCTTTTCTGATCGACGACTTGGACGACCCGATCCCTGTCTTCCTTTTGACACCGCCAGCGATGGCTTTGCGTAACCGCTTTGACCGCGCGGTTTTCGAGGAAGACTTGAAGTGGGCGCTGACTTTTGATCCAGGTGAACCAGACTGGTCACACCATACCAGTCTCGTCGAGACGCGGGCCGACGCAGAAGCCGTCTTGAAGCTCGCTATGAGCTGGGACGGCGGGTTCGTCTACGACGTTGAGACCTGTGGCCGGATGCCTAACCGAGACTTTTCGATCGAGTCTCTGACCGTGATGCCTTTGCTTGAACGCCCAGTTAGCTACACATGGACGCGGGCGGCACTCAAGGATCAGCAAGTCTGCGAACCACTGCGCGAGCTGCTGCGCGCCCAGATCGATTCGACAACCCAGAATGGCAAGTACGACGACCGTTCGGTGTTCACCTACTTCGGCATCGATGTTCCGACGCCGGCCTGGGATACGCGGTTGATTCGAAAGCTTCTCGAACCCGAGGCTGCTGCGAATCTCGACGTGATGGGATGGCTCGTGGGTCTCGGCGGTCACAAGGACGAGGCAGGCGAGAAGACATCGCGCATCTGTAAGGAGCTGCGCCGCCTGGCGAACCCGCCCGACGCGCTGACTCCGACAGGCAAGCAGCGAAAGATCAAGCCTCCTGAGTTTGACGTAGAGGCGTCGCACCTCGCGCAGATCCGTGAGGGTACTGACGCCGAGGCGTTCATGTTCCACTACTTGGACGAACATACCCTGTACCGGTACAACGCTCGCGACGTCCTAGTGACCCGGCAGACCGCGAGACTGCTGGCTCCGCGTCTGCTCAAGCACTCGTATCTGCGACAGACCTGGGAGAAGCTCACCCTCCCTTCTTCGATCGCGGTTCGACACATGGAGCAGTGGGGTATCGGGTGCGACCGAGACGCTGTGGTCGCCTTCTCGACGTACTGTCAGGGCAAACTCTCCGAGGCGCGAAAGAAGATCGAGTTGCACAAGCCTGGGTTGAACCCCAACAGCCCGAAGCAAGTTGCTTCCTACCTTTTCGACGAGCTTGGTCTGAAGTCGACCAAGGAGACAGCAAGCGGTGGCAGAAGCACAGACAACGAAGTGCTTGAGTCGTTGGCTTCGAAGCATCCCGTTGTCGCCGCGTTGGTTGCTGTTCGTAAATACACGAAGCTCGACAGCAACTATGCGAGCGGAATGCTCGCCCACATCCGTGAGGACGGACGCGTCCATCCCTCGATCTTGGTGGATGGTACTGATACTGGGCGCTTCAGCTGCTCCGATCCGAACCTACAGACCATCCCCAGATCTGAGGCAGACGATCACAACCCCGACGCCGCGATGGCGCGAAGCTGCTTCGTCTCCGCACCAGGCTGGCTGCTGTTGGAGCTGGATTACTCGCAGATCGAGTTGCGCGTGATGGCCATCCTGAGTGGTGATCCTGTGATGACTGCTGACTTCGCTTCGGGCGTCGACATACACATGAACAACGCCACGCTGTCTTGCGAGGCCGCGTTCAAGATCCCAAGGTCCACTTGGGACAAGATGACGAAGGAGCAGCGCAAGCCTTATCGATCGAAGATCAAGTCGGCCACGTTCGCGAAGCCTTACGGCAAGAAGCCGCGCACGCTCGCGAAGGAGTGGGGCGTCCCTGTCGCCGATGCTGAGGCGATCGATCGCGCTATCTGGGGCCGTTACAACGTCTTCGACAGGTGGACGAAAGAGCAGATTGCGAGAACACGGAAGCTCGGCTACGTCGAGACATGGTGGGATGGCGGACCTGCGGTACGGCGCCCGATTCACAAGATCGGATCTGATGATGAATACGAGCGCGCGCACGCTGAGAATCAAGCGGTCAACACGCCCGTGCAGGGCACTGCTTCCCACTTCATGTCTGCGAGCCTACCGAAGATCGTTGACTACGTGATCAGCGAAGCGGTACCGGCCAAGGTTGTGTTGACAGTGCACGATTCCGTGATGTTGGAGGTGCAAGAGAAGTGTCTGTCTGAGGTCGCGCATGAGTGCCGACGCATCATGCGATCTCATAACAGCAACGGTGTTCCCATCGACGTTGAGGCAAAGGTCGGGCGAACTTGGGGCTCCATGACTGACTTCAAGTTCACAAAGTGATGTGCTAGAAAACTGAGTCGGGCGCGTAAGGCATGGGCCGTGAGCCAAAGCCGCTGCGCAAAGGAGAAGAGCAATGGCTTCGAAAAAGAACCAAGGTGGGGTCTCGTCCGCCGTCGCGGCTGCAACAGAGGTGCTGGAGGCAACGCGGATTGATCCGCTTGCGTTGGACGACGGCTTTGTGAAGATCGCCTCGCTTCTCGCGACCTACAATGAGCGCTACTACGAGGCGCTCAAGACGCATCTCGTTGCAAAGGCAAAGGTCGACCGCGTCTACGCGCAGACCTACTTGTCGACTCGCGAGGAGTTGAACGAGGTGGGTGAGAAGGCGACCGAGGCGATGATCAAAAGCCACGTCGAGGCGAACGACAACTACTTCCAGGCGCGCATGGCCGCAGTAGAGGCCGAAGCCGAGAAGGCTCGTCTCTGGGGGGTGCTCGACGCACTGCGCGCCAAGAAAGACGCGCTGATCAGCCTTGGCGCGAACGCTCGGGCTGAGATGAGCGGCGCACCCAGCATCCGCGGCGACAGACGTGCCGTCCGCGACGTCGCAGCCAATCACAGCACAGATGACGAGTTCTCGATCGAGTACGAGGACATGCGTTGAGAAGCACCGGCTGAGATCGAACGATCATAGCCTTATGCAGAAAGAGGACAGCATGACGAAGAAGAAAGACGACGCGCTGGTGAACTACGGCGATTTCACGCTCGATGACACGAATGAGCTGGAGCGTGAGGCAAAGGAGAACAGTGGCGGAAATCTGATCTACAAGTTTCCGCAAGGCCGCACAGTGCTCCGCGTTGTCCCACCGAAGAAGGGCGAGAAGCTGATGAAAGTGGCCTACGTCCACTACCTGGATGTTCCAGGGGTGGGTCGGGTATCCTTCAACTGTCCTCGCCTCATGGCGAAGCGGGGCTGCGCCGTGTGCCGGAAGGAAGCAGAGCTGCTCGCGACAGGAGAGGACGTCGACTTCAAGAAGTCGCGCAAGCTCAAGGCTAAGCGGCAGTTGTTCATGTGCGCAGTCATTCGCGGCCAAGAAGACCTCGGTGTGCGCGTCATCCGCTTCGGTAAGATGATCGAAGATCAGTTGATCGAGATTCGCCGAGACGAAGATGACGGTGGTAACTTCGCGCACCCTGTCACTGGCTTTGATCTGAAGATTAGCCGCAGTGGCGAGACCGAAAACGACACCAAGTACAAGGTCGTCAAGACTGGCGGACCGAAGCCGCTTAGCGACGACGCGACGCAGATGGCTACGTGGATCGAGGAGCAGCCTTCGCTGGACCGTTTCCTTCGTGTGCTCAGCGATGAGCAGATCGAGCGAAAGCTCAATGGGGAGGATGGCGGCGAGAGCAGCAGCCCCCGCCGTCGCCGTGAGGAGGATGAAGCACGACCGGCCGCGCGCAAGCCGCAGCGTCGCATGGATGAAGAGATCGAGGACGCTGAGATAGAGATCTGACGTCATCCGGCAGCATCGCTCTGTCCGAGGGACCGCTCGCGAGTGGTAGATCGCAGGCGTTGGTTGCTGGCACGACGGGCTGGTAGGCCCGTCAGGATGAAACGAAGTCGCGAGGGTCAAGAGGCAGCACAAGGCTCTGCACACTCGTACTACCCTCGCCGCTTCGACTACCCGCAGGGTCATGGCCTGCGTGCCGCGTTTGAGCTTGCTCTCGTGCGCGGCACGGAGGCCATGAATGAAGAAGGGCGCGAAGAAGACTGCGGCGCGAAAGCCGAGTGCGAAGAGTGAGTCACGCACCGCTGCGATGGCTCGCATGATTCAGTCGAAGTTTGGCGGCATGAGTGCCGCCATCCCGACCGGCGAGCAAGTGATCGAGACTGTCTCGACAGGTGTGGACGTCTTGGATCACTATGTTCTTGGGCGTGGTGGTCATCCGCGTGGGCGCATTTTGGAGATCTATGGTCCTGAAGGTAGCGGCAAGACTTCCTTCGGCTATCAGTCCATTGCGCAAGCGCAGCGTGCGGGCGGCATCGGCGTCTGGGTCGAATCCCCTGGTGAGGGCGGCATCGACGAGTCGCGAGCCCAGGTGTTCGGTGTCGACCTGGACGCACTGCTGATCCTTCGTCCTGCGACGCTGGAGCAGTCTCTCGATCAGATGCGAGAGGTGCTCACACTACATGACGCTGATGATGGCCCGATGGAGATCGTGTGGGACTCAGTGGCGGGAATGGTCACTGCGGAGGGGCAGAAGCGCGACGCAGGCAACCGCAAGGTGGGGGACGTTCCGCTCATTCTGTCTGATGAACTGAAGAAGCTTCCACCGCTGCTGGCCAAGCACAACGGGCACCTCACCGCCATCAACCAGGTGCGCGCGAAGATCGGCGTCATGTTCGGCGACAACACGACCACACCAGGCGGCAACGCGCTCAAGTTCTACGCCTCGCAGCGTCTTGCCATTCTCGGTGGCAAGGCAGTGAAAGATAGCAAAGGGCAGCACACTGCGAAGATCGTCACGCTGCTCGCAGTCAAGAACCGACTCGGCTCGCCGTGGCGCAAGGCGAAGGTCCGACTCGATTACACCACAGGCTTCAACAACATCTGGAGCACCATCTGGCACGCCAAAGTGATGAAGATGATCAAGTGCCGCGCAGACGGCTTCGCTGGTCCTAGCCGTGAGGGGCTGGCTGTCTACGCTGAGGCGCTTGAGGCGCTGGGTTGGCAGTCGCGCGTGCCGCTTCCAACGGAGGAAGAGCAGAGCGTGGTAAACGCTGGGACCGATGACGAAGCGGAGGACTTGGATGATACCGACGACGATGACGATGATGACGACGATGATGACGGGGACGCTGATTGATGTCGATCATCAGCAGTACGCGGTCGTCGCCACGTTGCAGTCAAGTTGGCGCGTCGTTTTGCTACGTCGGACAGACAGCCGAGCGTTTGAAGAGACGCTGCTGCTGACCAGCGC